AAGGCAAAGCAGGAGATAAGCATGAACCTTGAAACCCGCAAGAGTGTGGATGATTTGTTTCCATCAGAGGATGAGTTTAAAGGTAAGGAATGACCCGTGTTATCAATCCCAACCTCAAATACTTACAGAACAACTTTAGGATCAAGCGAGGCGTAATCCTTGAGGGTTCAAGCCGGTCCGCTAAGACATGGAGCAGCGTTGATTTTATCATCTACCTATGTGCCCGTGTTGAAACGGGGGCAACCATCAACATCATCAAAGAAACCTACAAATCCTTTAAAACCACACTGTACGAGGATTTCAACAGGCGTTTACCAATGTTCGGTATCAATTCGCCTTTCGCGGATCGGCAAGAGGTATCGAGCTTCAAACTATTTGGCAATAAAATAAACCTGCTCGGTGCTGATAGTGACACTGTAATGCATGGTGTTAGCAGTGATTACACTTACTACAACGAGGCTCTTGACATCTCTCAGAAGGTTTTTGACCAGACCGAAATGCGTTGCCGTAAGTTCTGGTGGATGGACTATAACCCAAAGGTAACCGATCACTGGGTTTACGATAGGGTTGCAAGCCGTGAGGATGTAGGATATATCAAAACCACATTCCTGGATAACCCACACTTAAGCGATCCTGAAAGAAACAAGATTTTAAGCTATGACCCATCAAACCCAAAGAACATTGAACAGGGTACGGCTGATGACTATATGTGGAACGTGTACGGCCTCGGCTTACGGTCCGCTCCTGAGGGTTTGATCTTCCAGCACGTTACCTGGATAGACAAGTTTCCGGAAAACATTGAACAGGTTTATTATGGCTTAGACTTTGGATATACTCAAAGCCCAACAGCTTTAACCAAGATCGGGGTAGTAGGTGAAAAGCTATACGCGGATTGCCTGTATTATGGGCCTACACCATCACAAAATGAGCTTATTCCTATCCTTCGCCAGTTCTGCCCCAATGAGCGTATCATGGCCGATAGTGCTGACCCTGGGATGATTTCAGCCTTACGCCATTCAGGCTTGCAAGTGTTTGCCGTTAACAAGTTCCCGGGTTCAATCAAGTTCGGGATTAGCCTACTGAAAAAGTATAGCCTTCACTTTGTTGACCGGCCACCCATACGCAAAGAACAATCCAATTACAAATACCGTGAGATTAACGGGATCCGCCTGGACGAACCCATTGACGATCATAACCATTTTTTTGACTCCATACGCATGGCAGCAATATCAAATTTAAGAAGATGAAACCACCACTAACCACTAACGATATGGCAGACTTATTATCCGTGAAGGAAGCACTCTACAAAATGAAAGTCGGGCGAACGTTCCTGTATTCCCTATTCAAAAAAAAGCAGCTCATCAAGTACAAAGTAGGAGGTCGAACATTTGTTAAGGAAACTGAATTACAAAATATTGTTCGCGGTTGTTCGTAGTTGTTCGCAACTGTTCACGTAATTAAAATAACCCGTCTACATCATTGACTTTTGCATATACCATTATGCGATAAGTGACTTACTGGGATTTTATTCCTCCCATCATCAGCAACTTCTTTGCTCCGAAAAGATTCGGTACCGGCTGGTTGTTCCCATTAAATTCCAATTACAACGCCTTTGCAGATATAGATTGTCTGGTAGCATTCACCTCCATTCCTGAAGTTAACGCGGTTATAAACATGAAGGCAAATGCCATGAGCAATGGCAGGTTTAAAGTCGTTGATGATAAAGGTAATGAATACCCAAACGAGCCAATACTCGCACTGTTAAAGTCGCCAAATTGGTTTCAGGCTGGCAAGGAGTTTATCAAGCAAACCACAATCTTCCATGAGGTATACGGTAACGAATACCTGTACGGGTATTTTGGGGTAGGGATGAAATTTACCGATTCAAAGGCTTTATTCACACTCCCACCCAACCTGATTAAGTCAGAGTACCAGGAGAAAACATCCTTTTTTGTTCACTCCAAAACTCCTGACGGTGTAAAGTACTATCTCAAAAAGCCCGGGGAATACAAGGAAACAGAAATACCTGCCGAGCAGATTATCCACCTCAACGACAACAGGGTCACCATCAAGTCAGCCAATGACAAAAACATCCTTAACGGGGAATCTAAACTAAAAGCCCTTGCCGCCCCTATCAACAATATCAGGATGGCGTATGAGTCACGCGGGATTGTGCTGAAATATCGGGGGGCTAACGGTGCATGGGTAACAAAAGGAAAGGACGGTATAGGCGCACCAATGCCACTGGACCAGAAGGAAAAGAACGAGTTTCAAGAAGCACTAAGAGGATACGGAACATTAGAAGGCCAGCATCAGGACATTATTACCAATGCTGACATGGCATGGGTCCAACGTGGTTCAAATAACCCGCAAAACTTAGGACTGTTTCAGGAAACTGAGGAGTCTTTCAATAAGATCCTCGACTCTTTCGGTACGCCTTCAGAAATCTTTGTAAGACAGAAGGGTGCCACATTCGAGAATCAACGAATTGCAGAGCGTGGAATGTATGTGCGCACTATCATACCGGAAGCAAATGAGCGATGCATGGCTTTAAATGCAGAGTTCTACCCTGACGGCAAGAAGAAACTAATTCAGGACTTCTCACACCTTGAAATATTCCAGGACGATTTAAAGAAACGAGCCGATGCGCTTACATCGGTAGTCAATGCACTTTCAAAGATGCTTCAGGATGGAGCGATTGGCATTGAAGAATACAAGGAGGAATTAAAAAAATACGGCATAAAATCAAACGCAGCATGATATGGGAAAGCGAACAAAAAAAGCAGATCAGAAACCAGAAGCAGCAGACTTCAAAGACCTTGAGTCCATTGAAAATATATCTGACCACAACGGAGAGGCTAATGATGCTCCTGCTGATAAGGTTGAGGAACCTGAATTGACGGCTCCTGTTGAGATGGGAATCTCTGATGAGCAGGTGAAGCAAGAGGCTGAATTGTCAGCATCCAAACAGAAGGATTTTGTAGAAAAGGCAGCTCCAAAGCAAAAGAACCTGAGTGCCAAGAAGTCATTCATCGAGATGCTGCAGGAAAGACAAGCTGCCCGTAATGCATCATTCAAGGAACGCTATAAGGCACGAATTAAAAAAGGTAAGAAGTAGTGATATGAGCAAGCCTAAGGTTAAAATATCGCAGAAGGAAATCGATCGCCTGAAGGCTATCAAGGAGGCAGTAGTCAAAGGGAATCAAACTGTAAAGAAATGACAACACTATCTATCCCGGAGTTTGCAGATAAAGCCAAGTTAATAGACTGGCTCATTACGAATAAAGCTGCACTCACAGCACAAAAGAAAAGCACCGTAAAACATGCTGACGCTGTTAGTTATTCTCCTGTTTTCGTGGCTGAGAAAGCGGATGAGGTTATCAAATCGGAAACGATCTCCGAAACAGCCTCACGTATAAAGGTGCGATCCATCATCAACACTACCAAACTGTTCGACTCTCACGGTGATGTTCACATCGACCAGCTCTGGAATAAATCCTTGAAAGAAACAAAGGACCACTACCTGGTGAAGATGCATGACTTCTCATTCGAGGGTATCATCTCCGACAATGTGAAAGCCTTCACCAAGCAGATGACCTGGAACGAGATGGGCATCAATTACGAAGGTCAAACTCAGGCTTTGATTTTTGATTCCATCATCGACAAGGATGAGAATCCTTACATGTTCGAGAAGTACCGACTTGGAAAAGTAAGGCAGCACTCGGTAGGAATGCGGTACGTGAAGATTGAAATGGCTGTCAATGATGACCGCTATGAGAAGGAGTTCGCTGTATGGGAAAAGTACTTTGACCTGATCGTGAATAAGGATGAGGTACTGGAAGTAGGGTACTTCTGGGCCGTGACTGAGGCTAAAGTCATTGAAGGTAGTGCAGTAGTTAAAGGATCGAATTGGGCAACGCCCACTCAATCAATACAACAAGTGAAGGGTCAGCCGTCTGAGGACACTGACAAGAAAACAGAGCCGGTTAAGTCCACTCTGAAGGCAAGCGAGTTGAAAGAATATTATCAACCATTAAAACACATCTAAAAAATGGACGAAAAAGAATTAAAAGCAATTCTCGAAGAAGCCGCCAAAAACAATGGCGTAGCTATTTCGGAATCTGTTAAGAAAGAAGTAGCGGAAGCAGTCAAAGGATTGCTTACGCCAGAAGCCCTTGCATCCAAGCTGGAAAGTCTTGGCATTACCGAGGGAGCCATCGAAAAAATCACCAAGGCTTTAGAGGCTCAAGGTGAAGAGATGCGCAAGTTTGCTGATGCCCCAAAACCTTCTAATCAAAGGAAATCAATGGGTGCTCAAATCATCGAAGCGCTTAAGGCAAACAAACTGCTTGACACACCATTGCGTAAGGGTGAACACCGGACCATTGAGGTAAAGGATTTGGACATTGTCGGTAAAGTTGCAGCCGCAATGGGAACTGGCAACGTTGACGCTGTGGGTACAAACTCAATACCCTACGAACTGTCACAGTTTGAGGCAGGGTTAACCCGCGTTGTAAGACGTAGACCTTGGATTCTGGACATTGCCAACACATCGCCAATCAATACGATGTATGCACAATGGGCAGAACAAGAAAACCCTGACGGAACCGCAGGAGAGACAGCTCAAGGTGCTGCAAAAAATATGATCGACTTTGACTGGGTTGAAAAATCCGCAAAAGTTGAGAAGCTGACGGCTTACATCAAAGTTTCGAAGGAAGCGTTGAGTGATCTGCCAGGGTTGCAGAATGAGATTGACACCGAACTTCGTGAAACCGTGTTGCTTGCTGCTGATGCTGCCCTTCTTTCAGGTGATGGTTCAACGCCTTCACTGAATGGATTGCTGAATCAGGACACAGCATATTCGGCTGGAAGTTTCGCGGCCACAATTGAAAATCCCAACAAGTCTGATGTATTGAGAACAGCTATTGCGCAAGTGGTAGCCAATCAATTCATTCCAAACTATGCATTGCTGCATCCCGATGATGTGGCTGCAATGGATTTGGAGAAAGGTGCAGATGGTCACTATGTACTGGCTCCGTTCAAGAGTGCAGATGGTATGACTATCTCAGGAGTAAGAATCCTGGAGAACACTGGCCAGACTGTTGACAAGTTCACCGTTGGAGACTTCTCTAAACTTAATGTTCGTGTACGTCAGGGAATGACGGTGGACATTGGTTTGGATGCAGATGACTTCACCAAGAACCTGGTAACGATTCTCGGAGAGATTCGCCTGGTGTCTTACGTTAAGACGAACCATGCAGGGGCATTTGTGTCAGGTGATTTCAGCGATGCGATCACAGAATTAGCAGCTCCTTAATCAATTAAAAGAAACATGAAAAAGTTAATTCTATTATTTCTTGTTGGGTTGGTAGCCTTCTCAACAATTGAAAGTAAAGCGCAGACGTTCGATTTAAAGAGCGTTTATGACTTCACATCTGACACGGTAACGAACACGGGTACAGTATATCTCACTACTCCTGTTGTAAGTCCGGCCCCGGCCACGACTACAACCATCTGGGTAGCGGTTACTAAAATCAGTGGAACGGTAGGCGGTACGATCACGCTTCAGGGTAGTCTTGATGGCACAAACTTCAAGGCACTTTACACCCTGAATACAGCCACAGCACTGCCAACATTCACGGCAACCGATGCGAGTAACACTTACCACTGGATTATAACCGGAAGTCCTATGCGATACTATCGAGTCTCATGGACGGGCACGGGTACAATGGCAGCAAGTTTTACCGCTAAGATGTTCCGTAGTAAGTAAACACTGATAAGAATATGTTTGCCACTTCCAGCAATTTTGAAATACCACCTTACAACTTGCCCAATCTGGATAAAGTATCTAATATTTTTCCCGATTACGTGGACTCAGTTGAGGAGGAGGCACTTTTGAAATTGCTGGGGCGGCAACTTTACGATGCCTTTATTGATGGACTTGAAGACTTACCGGATGACTACGATAAGGAAACGGCCACCGTCATTGGAGATCAATACGTCTATGGAAATGATATTTGGGAAGCGGTAACGGTAACAACCGGAACCTTCCCGGTAGCAGGATCTGACTGGACGCTGATCGAAGCTGACAACAAATGGCTCGAACTCAAGAACGGTGCTGAGTACGAATACAATGGAAAGACATGGAAGTGGAACGGCCTGGTTAAACTCTTTGTGCCGCTCATTGCTTCCAGGTGGATGTATGACAATGCAGACAGCTTCACCGGCAACGGTGTTGTCGTTCCAAGTAATGAAAACTCAACATTAATCTCCCCTGCTTTACGGATTTGCAGAGCCAACAATGACTACGCTGAAAAGGTAGGAGTCATCCGAGGCGGTGCAGGTTTGTATTACGGTGGCAGAAGTTACCGGTATGAGGAATGCCTGTCAACAGAGGATACGCTTTACGGTTTCCTTGTTGCAAACAGAGATGAGTACGAGGTGGATGATATTGTCTGGATGTTTTGCGCTCCTGAACTCATGAACATTGCCGGTATATGACTCCCAGAGTTGTAAACGATATAGGCACTGTGATTGAAAGGATGAGGCCGATTAATATCAGCTATGGTGAGCCAATGGTCGAGTATATGGCATCCATTGCCAACCCTGCTGTCGTGTTCGATGAAACATTTGACTATACCTTCAGCAATGCAAACATGCTGCTCATGCCTTTTTATATGTATGGGCATCCTGTGGAGATAGCCAAGAGGTTAACCGACAAGGACAAGAACCGGCAGAGTAATCAGAAGTATCCGCTCATTGCTTTACGCATGGATATAGTGGAAACGGTAAGTAAAGGAATATGGAGTTATTCATTAAACATCCTGATCGCAAACTACAACGATAAGAAGTGGAACGCTGAGGAGAGGATGAGTAACATATTCGAGCCTGTACTTTACCCAATCTATGAAAGATTCATGCAGGAGCTTCAAAGAAGTGGACTGTTCTTCTGGACTGGTAACCTTGACTATCCTGAGCACACTAAAGTGGACCGTCCTTTCTGGGGAACAGAAGGAACACAAGGCAACGTAAAGAACATATTCAACGATCCGATTGATGCCATTGAGATCATCGGGTTGAAAGTAAACCAACGAGTAAAAGATTTAAACTGTTAAAAAACAAATGGCAGATTGCACAGATTCAAAACAGAATTTAAGCAAGTCGAGATGTTCTAAACTTCCCGCTTTGCCTTTATACATGATTACCACGCCAGACGATTTCGTTCTGACCGATGCTAATCTTGCGTCCGCTTCAGCCCTGAGAACCAAATTACAGGATTCTCTTGAGGGACCGGTGGATGAGCGCATTTATTTGTGGCCGAAATTCTCCAATGCAGAAGATGCATCCGAGGAAACGGTCTATTCCGAGAGTCCTTTCGGCTCCCGTAAAATCCGAGACGGTAATTACCGCTTCAAGTTCATGATCTCAAAGAGCCTTTGCTTGCATAAGGCAATGTTCTCTCATTCAGGAACCGGAGGCCGTGTTATCATCATCGACTCCGAGCGTCAAATCCTTTTAACCGAGGACAGCGATGGAAACTACAGAGGCCTGAGCCTCGACCTGTTGAACGTTGAGAAGATCAAGATCAACATGGGAGATGTTCTCACAGAATCCCCTGTATATGTATCGCTTGCGGATAACAAGGAGATTGATGAGTCAGGATTCCTTTTCGATTGCACCATTGTAAACGAGTTAGAGCCGTTGACAGACGTTGACCTTGTGGTGAGTGCGGTATCCGCTGCTGACTTCACAGTTACCGTTACTCAGAAGTGTGACGGTACTCCTGTGTCTGGATTGGTGGCCGCTGACTTTGTTGTGACCAACAATGCCGGAGCCGCTCAAACGGTTAACACGGTTACTGAGGGTGATGATGGTGTCTACCTGGTAGATGCTTCAACAACTTTCATTGATGGCTTTGTTGACCTGGTTGCACCAGTAGACTTGTCGCTCCATGCGTACGAGTCAACAGGGGCACAAGTTGTTAACGTGCCGTAGTGGGACATGTTAAAACCGGTCCGCTAACCCCGTAAGGTTTCGGACTACTTGTAAAGGCATGGGAAAGGTTCAGGACATCATCAACAAACTCAAGAAAGATGGCTCAGTGGAAGCACAGGAGAAAGCCTTGCTTACAATTATACGCGCCAATGAATCTGATGCGCTTGACTTGAATCTCTCTCAACTTTTACAGGGTAAGAATGCTGAAGAGAAGGAAATAGTCCCGGGCTATACACCCTTTACCATCATGATTAAAAAGGCAAAAGGGCAGCCATCGGACAGGGTAACGCTAAAGGATGAAGGTGATTTTCATAACAGCTTTTTCCTGGAGGCTCAGAAGTTTCCGGTGGTGTTCGATGCTAAGGACAGGAAAACCTCAATGTTAACTGAAAAGTATGGTTCAGATATTTTTGGATTGGGTAAAAAAAGTAAGGACGAGTTTGTGGAAGACATCAAGCCGGAAGTACAAGACTACTACAAGAGTCTTATACGGGTATGATGATATTCTGTTAACCACATACATGGAGATTGCCCAGACAGGCAATACCAACCTGCTTGTCATTACCGGAAGCCCAACGGATAAGGAAATTGAGAATGCCTGGGAGGAGAT